TTAATACTAATGCTGAATGGTCTGAGCGCCTTGGTATCCCTCCTTCTGCTGCTATCACTTGTGTCAAACCTAGTGGCACTGTCTCCCAACTTGTTGATTCTGCTAGTGGGATACACGCTCGTCACAGCCCTTATTACATCCGTACGGTGCGTGGAGACAATAAAGACCCACTTACCCAATTCTTGATTGATCAGGGTGTACCTAACGAGCCTTGTGTGATGAAAGGTGACACGACAACAGTGTTCAGTTTCCCACAGAAAGCTCCTGCAGGTGCAGTAACACGTAATGATATGACAGCTATTGAACAGCTAGAGACATGGCTTACATATCAGCGACACTGGTGTGAGCATAAACCTAGCATTACTGTGTCAGTTCGTGATGATGAATGGGTATCCGTGGGTGCATTTGTGTTTGAACACTTTGATGAAATGTCAGGTGTATCATTCCTACCGCACAGTGACCATACATATCAGCAAGCACCTTATCAGGACTGCGACAAATCAGACTATGAGACTTTGTTGTCGTTAATGCCTAAAGACATTGATTGGTCTAAACTAACGGACTATGAGAAAGAGGATAATACAGCAGGTATGCAGACAATGGCATGTTCTGGTGACTCATGCGAAATCGTAGACCTGACGTAGGTCAAATACCTTCGCCCTGTGTAAAGGTTTGTCGTCTAGATGATGATGGCTTTTGCATAGGGTGCAAGAGGTCTACCGATGAAATAAGAGACTGGATGATAATGTCAGAGTATGAACAGAAGAAACTTTTGCATGAATTAATGTGGAGAAAAGATGTACGTGATAATCACTCGTGATCAGTGTAACTTTTGTGATGATGCCAAAGCCTTGTTAAAAGGACATGGATTACCATATACAGAATACAACATACAATCTAAAAGTAGCAGTTGGTTGTTGTATCTACTTAAGAGGTCTAGCATAACAACTGTTCCTCAAATCTTTAACCCGAAAGGTACTCATGTAGGTGGGTACACAGAATTGAAAGAGTGGCTAGATGACAAAGGTAAGAAAGAGTTTTAATAGAGCTTTGTATGAGGCTTATGATGAACCTGCTAAAGATGCATTGGTGTCGTTACTCAAAAGTAAGGGACATACGATTGTAAACACTGAAGAGGATTACTTTGTTGATGTCGTATCTCAGAAGGATGGCTACACTTATTTTAACGAGGCAGAGGTTAAGGTAGCTTGGGATGGGGACTGGCCTACCCACTGGTCAGAAATACGCATTCCTGAACGCAAACAGAGGCTCCTAGACAAGTATGAGGGAAAGAATGGTGTTCTTAACTTTTATGTGTTTCGTAAAGACCTACGACAGGCGTGGCGTATCAAGGATACACTACTAACCCAAGAAAGTTTAGGTACAGCAAAAGGTAGGTACATTCGTAAAGGGGAACAGTTCTTTCATATCCCATTTACATCAGCGGAGCTAGTACAACTGAATGGATGATTTTCCCGAAAAGCCAAAACGATCCCGACGAAAAACAACATATAAAGGAGCAGCCCAGAAGAAAACATCTGGGTTGTTACCTAAAACAACAAAACAGAAGGAATTGTTAAATGCACTTAGGGAATATCAGCAGGTCTTTATTCTTGGCCCTGCAGGTACTGGGAAAACATATGTTACTGCGACTTATGCTGCCGACCTCTACACGACGAAAGAGATTGATAAAATCGTTATCACAAGACCTCACGTTGCCGTAGGTAAAGAATTAGGTTTTCTTAAGGGTGATCTACAGGAAAAGACAATGCCTTGGGCATTACCTGTATTAGACGTATTGGAGAAACACTTAGGTAAGGGGGCAGTGGAAACTGGCATAAAGAATGGAAACATTGAGATGGCACCTCTTGCACTTATGCGTGGGCGTAGCTTCGATAATGCTTTTATAATTGTTGATGAAACACAAAATATAACTACGCATGAACTTAAGATGCTCTTGACAAGGGTAGGGGAAGACACCACTATAGTACTTAATGGTGATATACAACAGTCAGACCTAAAAGAAGCTGATGGCCTGTCTAAAGTTATTCACCTAGCAAAGAAACATATGTTGCCTGTGCCAATCATTGAGTTTGGTGTAGACGACATTATACGATCCGACATCTGCGCACAGTGGGTGAAAGTCTTTATGAAGGAGAACCTATGAATGAATGGAGCGAAGCACCGATGATAACACCAATGTCCCTAGAGGAACGACAACGATCCAAGGAACGTGATAACGTAAACAATCCTGCACACTATGGTACTGGTGCTATTGAGTGTATTGAGTATATCAAGGACTTCCTGACAGATGAAGAACTGATAGGGTACTATCGTGGGAATGTAGCTAAGTATTTACACCGATGGCGATACAAGAATGGTGTGGAAGACCTTAAGAAAGCCCGATGGTATCTAGAAGCATTAATACAACAACAGGAGCGTAAATGACCGTAATAGAAGGTATCCTGCTGATCAGTCTACTAGCCAATGCATATTGCCTACGTAAGATCACAAAAGCAGAGGCCGACATAGAAATGCTGTATGAAGGTACGGCTATGTGTATGACCAAACTAGGTCTATCCGAAGAGTAGATACAAAAAGACCCCTGAGTCCAACTAAGGATTCAGGGGTTTAGTTTATGCAGAGTATGGATATTCTTATTCTTTACGTCTGAAGAGCTTAAGTAAACCTCTCCCCATTTCAGACGGTGATGGAGCCAACCACCCCAATACCAATAGTATAAGCAGAAGTGGGTCTATCTCAGATATGTTTGTCGTACTATTATCTTGATTAACAGTATCTACTGGCCCTTCTGGTTTTATCTCTGGTTTATTGTAAGTTGTTACGCCTACGTTCTGGTTATTCTCTGCGCCCACTTGAGTGTTAGCAGCTACATTAGTCCCACCAGTAGGAATTAGTGATGTTAGACCACAACTACTTAACGTTGACGTTAGTAGAGCTACGATTATCAGCCGACTTACCATTTACATATATCCCAAAGAAACCTGCTCCTGCACCTACGATAACCGACACAAAACCTGCTTGAGCATTTGTAGGATCAGGTAAGTCCATAAACCATGTTGTCGTTTTATAGAAAGCATAACCATAAAGAGTTATAATTAGTCTAGGCCATATACGCCACTTATCTAGCCATTCTGGTGTTATAGCCATTATTTACCCTTTCATACTATACATGATTAAACCAAGACCAGCAAAGAATATCAACAACAAGACACCAGTGATTGTCCAAGTAATAATAGCCTCTTGTATCTCAGCTTTACGATACTCTTGGTCTTTCTTTTGCTTCCTGATCTTAGCTTCTGTACGCACTAGCTCATCCCATGCTGTTGGCCCATAGACGAATGAGATATGCTTACGTAGCTCTTCACGCATATGTTCTGCTTTACGCTTTGCATTCCAAACAGCAAGAGCTTCTTCCTCTACAGACCCACCTAATGATTTCCACCAAGGTGGGTTATTTGCTTGTTTCTCTGCCTGACCTAAGTCTGACATAGCACCTGCCCACTTGGATAACTGACCATGCATATCTTGCAAGTCTTTACCAACGGCAATGCCCTTCTTGATAGCATTGAAAGCGACAGTCGCACCACCAATGATCGTAACTGGGTCTAACATTTATCTATCTCGCAGTGATTGTTCTATACTGTCGAGTTTTAGAAATATTGCTTTGATTGTTTCTTTCATCTCTTTCATCTCACGATCATATGAGACTTTAGATGATTCTAGTTGAGATTTAAGTACGGCTATTTCTGTCTCGTGTTTATTACATCGGGAAAACAGATGCCATACAACGACTATAACAGGGGCTACAAGCCATTGCATAATTAAGTCTACCATCTCGTACATGACTATAGAACCTCGAAATGCGGGGCATCTATGAAGGGTCTACGACCAGCAGAACGACGAATGTCAATGTATTCATTCATCAGGTCTTCTGCAGTCCCATCCCAGTCGTTTAATGCTTTGTGCCATGCAGCACCCCAGCGTAGTGTCACTCCTAGTTCTTTAGCAGCTTTGAGCATTGCATCTGCAATCTCGTCGTACAAGTTTAGTTCCCAACGTATGCCATCACAGTAAGCAGCAAGGTCTACAGCTTTACCTTCTAGATGCTTAGACTTCATCGTCTGTGATGCACCTTTGGCTACTAGAGCTTCTTGTTCTTCAACAGTCCGTAGACCACAGATTACAGAGAAGTCCTGCTCAGAGATTTCAATAGCTCTTTCAACAACAGCAACTAGCCGTGGGTCAACACCTTGTAGTTTTTCTTTACTTCGGTTACCTAAGACATATCCCATTGTTGTTCTCCTTATGGTGCTACAGGCCAGTCGGCATCTTCTAGGTTAGGCCATGCGTCTAGATCACTAATGTCACGTAGTTCCTGACGATAGGTAGCCCATGCAGTCTTCTGTTCATTCGTCAGTGGACTGTCGTTCATCTGTGTCCAGTCACTGTCTGTTAGAAGGTCATTACGTGTCTTACGGTTAGTCTCAGCAGCCTTAGCATCTAGTGTAGCCTGATATGCGGCCTCATGTTCTGCTTTAGTTGTTGTAGTTTCTACACCATCCTCGTCTGTCTCTGTCGTATCAGCAAACATATCTACTGCTGTGTACTCAATCATCCAGTAGTTAGCAATGATGTCTTCACCTACCATCTCAGGCATAGGTGCATCTTCTTCTGTGTACTGACCAATGACAGGGCGTGTAGGTAGAGCATTACGCTGTACTGTCTGGTAAGCTCCTAGAGTAGGCTTTGGCCCTTCTAGTACACCTACCATGCCATACTTCTGCATAGTAGCTTGTGTGATGTTCTTAGGGAAGGATACGTTAGGGTGATCCTTACGTAAGTCACCAAATGTGTATGGGAACTTTACTACTGTTCCACCGTTTATTTTAGCATACATGTTGTGTTCTCCTTATGTTTGCTTTGTGTTATGCGATTGCGTAGAAGATGTACTCAACACCATTTTGATTCATGTTGTATGGGCCTTGCACTGCTGTAAAGCCAGATGAATAAGGGTCAACGCTATCAAAAGCTGTTGTTTCAGCGTCAGTGTCATTTAAAAGAAGTAGACTATCGTTTCCAGAAGTGATGCCTCTTTCTGTATCAAAGAGCATCCAGCTATAAGCTACACTTGTCGCTTTGATAAGAACAAACCTAGCACCGCTTGAGAACCCACAGTCAATGTTCTGCGCATCACCTGTGCTTGTGCCATTCCCAGTATAACTCCCCACCTTAGACACACCATCTAGGCTTGCGAATAGGTAGGCTATGTGAGTGCCGCCCGATCTGTTTGTGTCATTACCATCCCCAACGGAAAAGACGGTGTCTGTAGGGGCAGTGTCATTAAAGTCCCCACCACCAGCATTTGTAATTGCGTTGGTTAGGTTAAGATACAGCTTTTTATTTCCTAAAGAAGGGACGTATACGACCCAATTATCCGCATTGCTTCTACTCTTAAACCAAATCATCTCAGGTGCAACACCAAGGTTATGGCTTACAGTTCTAGCTGATCCCGTCCCCGTGTAAGCAACGACATCAAAATACGAGGGGGCACGGCGGAACATATGTCCAAGCGTCGTAGTGTCTTCTGTGTTTGTGAAACCAAGCGGATACAGGCCCTCGTTTGAACCAAACTGATTTGTCGTAGAACTGACCTCTGCGTCTGTAGTCGACGTTCTTAGGAAATTGCTTCCACCCTGCAGTCTGGAGTAAGCATACACTCCGCCACCGCTTCTTCGCAGGTTCAAGTGCATATCAACAGGAAAGCCAGAGTAATATTGTTGCTCTGGATTTAACGCTTGTGCCTCTGAGCTAAAGCGAAAGTCCATAGCAAACACATCCGTACCACTCTCAGGCACAGCCATAGGGCCACGGCGAATGGCGATGTAGATGTAGTTAGCTGAAGCTGATAACTGTCCTTCAAACTCAAATCCAGTTGCCGTAGGCCAACTTCTAGTAGCCGCAAATCCACTTTCTGCGTTGCTTACATCGGCATATAAGGGGTTCCAATAGGTATCAGCCCACCCCCTCATATTATCATTCATACCCCAATTAGATGTCCCATCTGATCTTTTATAAATTATCCATTGTGGTTCAAATCCAATGTCAACAGAAGCATTACCACCACTATCAGTCGTAAAAGAACCACACTTGATAATATCAGCATCACCATCAGGGCCGAACTCACCGTCACCATCGTTGTGGGCGAATAGGTAGGCTACGTAGGTTGTACCACTTAAGTTTGTTTCTTGTTGAGTACCTACTGAGAAAACAGCATCTGTAGGTTCTGCATTCCAGTAAGTTGAGTCAGTTGCTTCAGCAGAAGTATAATTAAGAAGAAGTCTTTTTGTATAACCAAGTGAACGATGATAACAAGCCCAAGACCGACCTGCTGTATCATAACCTTTTACAACAATAAATCCGGGGGTAGTACCTAAGTTATGGCTAATCGTTTGAGCAGAACCTGTCCCAGTGTAAGTCACCACATCAAAGAACTTAGGGGCTTTGCGGAATGTCCAAGAGGCGTAAGATTGAGCGGCTAGATAGTCAGTGCCTAATCCCGTTGAAGCATTAAACGTCCAGCCATCTGAGTTATACGATGCTATATCACCTGCTGCCTGTGCATTTGTGCTATTTGAAGCTATATAAAAGTTGCCACGTTCCGTATCAGACAGATAGTGATTGGTATTTGCTATATTGCTGTCACGCTTTTTGATCCAAACCAAACCACCTTCACCAGCAAGGTCAATACCGTTTTGTATTTGGTGAGATACATTTGTCGCAGTGCCGTTGTACAAATAAGTGCTGAACACATCTTCTACGTTCAAAGGCTTAGTCAGAGTATTAGCTGCCTGTCCTGCTACTCGTGCTACATTGCTCATGCTATATCTCCTGCCGCTTTCTTACCGTAGTAAGTTGTCCCACCATCTGTTGTGATGAACGTGTATAACTCTTTTGATGCTGTTGCTGTTGGTGCTGTACCTGAGTCCCACTTCACTGAGCTAGGCCATGTGATTGCACTACCGTCACCGTTGATCTCTACAGAGAAACCTACAGCTAAACCTGATGCTGGTGGGTTAGTAAACGACACAGTAGTAGCACCACTAGGGGTGAAGCTGAATGTGTTACCTGTGGATAGGTCTAGGGATTGGGTTAGGGATGTGGTGTAGTACTCATAAACTGCCCTCTCTCCTGAACCACCAGCATCAGCTATAATGAAATGTTTAGTTCCATCAGAATTGAATTTGATCTGTCTTGGCCCACCATTTTGACTAGATACGTTAAAACTAACTGAGTCATAAGAAGCTGTAGATAAATCATAGGCAGTGCTTAAAGAATATTGAAAGATACTGTCGTTATCCTCGCCAACTATGTACATCTTGGTTCCGTTACCGTTAAAGGTAATACCTCTTGGGGCAGTTTCCTGTGAGGAAACACTAAAACTAACAGAATCGTAAGAACCTGTTGATAAATCATAAGCTGTAGATAGCGAATATTGAAAAACACTATCGTTAGTACCACCTATCATATACAACTTAGTGCCGTTATTATTAAAGGTTATATTATACGGCAGACCGTCTTGAGAAACAAAGCTAAGGGTCTTAGAGGCATAAGAGGCAGTACTTACATCCCATGCTGTACTTAATGTATACTGATAACAAATGTCGGTATTGATTCCACACATATACATTTTAGTACCATCACTACTAAAAGCTAAACCTGTAGGTATGGTGTCTTGGGATACTACACTAAAACTCTTAGAGGCATAAGAAGCTGTTGATATGTCAAAAGCAGTCGATAAGCTATACTGATATACAGCATCGTTGTTACTACTCTGCATATACATTTTAGTGCCATCACTACTAAAGTCAAAACTTGTAGGGCCAAGTGCTTCATTACTTACATCAAAACTAACATTACTGTAGCTTGTATTAGATATGTCATAGGCAGCAGTACTCCCAGCAGTCTCAGTACCGTTACTACCATAGTACCTACTAGCCAGTAGGCCATTCTTTACTTTAAAACTTTTATTGTTAGCCATTCCTTCACCTTCCAGATTAGCTTAAGTTATCAGCGGTTTTTACACCTGTATAAGTCGTACCACCATCGTCTGTGGTAATAGTAAACAGATCAGTCTCACCATTAGCAGGGGCAGAGGGAGATACACCACCAGCCCATTCTATTGAGCTAGGCCATGTGATAGTGTACGTAGTCTGACCTACAGAGTATTGATATACACTATCCGTGCTGTTTCCAATCATATACATCTTGGTAAAATCAGAAGAAAAGAATAAGTCTTGAGCAGAAGTATCTTGTCCATTCACACTAATGGTTGCCGTAGAAGACCCCCCTGTAGAAATATCAAAAGGAGTAGATAAAGTGTACTCATTTACATCGTCATTAGTTTGATCTACAGAATATATTTTTGTTCCGTCACTATTAATAAACACCCCTGATGGATTTAAAGCAACAGAAAGATTTTTACTGTCATACGAAGCTGTAGATAAATCCCAAGCAGTGCTTAGTGTATACTGGTATATCTTATCAGTTGCAGTACCTGTAATATACAACTTGGTTCCACTAGAGTTAAAACACAACCCTTTTGGTAGTGTTTCTTGAGAACCTACGCTAAAGCTAACACTGTCGTAAGAAGCAGTAGAAACATCCCAAGCCGTAGATAAACTATATTGCCATACATTATCACTATCATATCCTATCATATACATCTTAGCACCATCTGACTTAAACCAAACTTGGTTAGGTTCTGCATCTTGACTTGTGACATTAAAACTTTTTGAAGCGTAACTAGCCGTAGATAAGTCCCAAGCTGTACTTAATGTGTACTGAAAGATAGAGTTATTAACACCGCCAACAACATACATAGTCGTTCCATCTGGCTTAAAGAACAATCCCGTACAGGTTGCGTCTTGGCTTGATGCACTAAAGCTAACACTATCATATGTAGTAGTTGAAAAATCAGCAGCATTTGCACCAGTCACCTCAACCTGAAACGACTGTACATCACCTGCATTGCTAATGGTATACGTTGTGCTAGCTGCTAGTGTCTCAGCAAAGTAGTTACCTGTGCTAAGATCAATGTCGCTGCTGGTGATTGTCCCCAGTGTTACATTCGTAGGGCCACCTACTTCTACTGCGTTCTTTAGGATGAAGTCTTTATCGTTAGCCATTATGATGCTCCATCTATTGCTTGTACTGCTTGGTAGGTTGTACCACCGTCTGACGTAGTGAATGTTATAACATCTGTTTCACCAATAGCAGGTGACGTAGGTGCTGTGCCAGAGGGCCACTCTAGGGTGCTAGGGTAGGTGATGGTGGCTGGTGTGGCTGTGGAGTATTGGTGAATAGTCTCATCGTCTTCATCCAGTATGTACATCTTGGAGCCATCATTACTAAACGCCAAACCTCTAACCGCAACCTCACTCGCTGTCAGTGCAAACGCACTAGAGAAGGACGCTGTAGAAACATCCCAAGCGGTGCTAAGGGAATAGTAGTTTACGTCCAAACCATTCTCACCAAGCACAAACATCTTAGTACCATCTGAGCTAAACGCCAGAGACTGTGGGTTGGCTTCCTGAGAGGCTACACTAAAAAGTTGCAAGAAGGATGCGGTAGAGATGTTCCATGCCGTGCTTAAGTTATACTCGTTTACATCATCCCCACTATAACCAACAATATACATCTTAGTCCCGTCCGTCTTGAAGAACACTCCTGATGGTGCTACTTCTTGAGTGGCGACATTAAAAGCACGAGTATAAGAAGCTGTAGAAATATCCCATGCAGAAGACAGGGTGTACTGATATACGCTATCACCCGCAGAACCTACAACATACATTTCAGTACCGTCTGCCTTAAAGGTAATATCAGTAGGGTTGCTATCTTGGGCAGAGATGCTAAAGTTTTGCAGGTAGGTTGCGGTAGATATGTTCCAAGCCGTACTTAAATTGTATTCGTTTACATCATCACCGTTAGTCCCGATAACATACAACTTGGTACCATCAGACTTAAACGTAAGACCTTGGCCTTGAGTTTCCTGACCTGCAATACTCAGACTAATGTTGTCGTAAGAGCTGTTAGTAATATCATACCCACCATATCCAGCTTGATCCAACAACAACGTAGCCTGACTAACAGTACCACTAGCAGCAGGGTTACTTAAGTTAATCTGAATGTCAGACGTTGGGGTGACCTCAAAGACTGAGCCAGTGGATAGGTTCAGGGATGCTGTGCTGAGGACTGTGGAGTATTGATAGATTGCATCAGAAGCATAACCAGTAACATACATTTTAGTACCATCAGGTTTTATGTATATACCAGTTGGCAAAGTATCCTGACTTGTTACACTAAAACTCGTATCGTAACTAGCTGTAGAAATATCCCAAGCGGTAGATAGATTGTAGAGATAAACACTATCGTTATCAGTCCCAGATAAAAATAGCTTAGTTCCGTCAGACTTAAAAAATAAACTTCGAGGGTTTCCCTCTTGTGCAGATACACTAAACACCTGACTAGCTGAAGCAGTAGAAATATCCCATGCAGTACTTAAGTTATACTCATTGATTTCATCCCCAGCAAGACCACAAATGTACATTTTAGTGCCATCTGTCTTAAAGGTAACATCATATGGAGCTGTTTCCTGAGAAGACACACTAAAGTTTTGCGAGTAAGATGCTGTAGAAATATCCCATGCAGTGCTTAAGTTATACTCATTTATGTCAACGCCTAAGTTTCCGACAACATACATTTTAGTGCCATCGGATTTAAAAGAGAGGCCAGTTGGTATAGTATCTTGAGATGATACGGAGAAACTAACACTGTCGTAACTAGCTGTAGAAATATCCCAAGCAGTACTTAAACTGTATTGAAACACTGTGGCAAAGTCTAACCCCACTATATAAACTTTAAGGCCATCCGATTTAAAGAACAATCCAGTAGGGCTTGTCTCCTGACTAGTTACACTAAAACTAACACTATCATAACTAGCAGCAGAAAGGCTATACCCTACACTCCCAGACACAACAGTACCCAAGCCCTCGTGATATACCGTTGGCTGGATACCGTTCTTTACTTTAAAATCTTTATTGTTTGCCATAGTTCACTTTCCCTATGTCGTTATCATTAAGCTAAAGGTTCAAACAGGTTCTCTTTAGTCGTAAAGTCTGTGCTTGTAGCAGAAGCTGGAGTAGCTAACAGACGAACATTACCACCTGAGATGTCCACATCGTATGTCGCTAGTGCAGTATTCGTGTTTACCTCACCATACTGTGTAGCAGAAGCTGTAGTGCCATTGTGAACGACAAGAAGTTTAGTGATTGTACGGTCTGTGCTATCATCAGCTACAATGGTAAGTTCCATAGCTGTATAGTCAGCAGCAACATAAGTAGCAATAGCAGTTTGTGTAGTAGCTGTTGTAGTAGCAGTCTGTTCAGTAAGACCACCACCTGATCCACCCAGTTGTACCCAATTAGTTTCATCTAGTGAAGGGTCTGTTGTCCCTGATGTAGATTGAATAGCACGGTAGTTCTGAAAGTTAATCGGTGAGTAGACGACATAACCTGTAGAGTAGGATGTACCTGAGACCCACAGAACAGCCCCAGCAGAGGCAGCAGAGTTAGCAGCAGCAGTAGCACTGTTAGCTGCATTAGTTGCGCTTGTAGCAGCGTTTGTAGCTGATGTGGCAGCAGCAGTAGCGTCTGTGTCTACATCTGAAGCTACACCATCTAGATAACTACCAAGGGCATTAGCTTCATCACCAAAGTCAGGTAATGCACCCAAAAATGCATCAGCTTCATCAGCAAAGTTCGTGGGGTCTTGTCTACTAGGTGCGGCGGGTAGTGTGGTAATGGGTGGGTATGCCATATTATGTCAATCCTTCTACTTCTATAGCTCCGAATGATAACGATGGGCCTTCTAGCGTTAAGTCAAACCTACGATAGAAACCATAGATGGTTGTACCGAAGGATGTATCTTCTGAGCCGATATAGACGATTGGTGTGGCCCTAAATCCAGCCAACGTCCGTTGTATTTTTCTTGCGTTTTGAGTTTCAAACTGTACATCAAAGTCAGCTAATTGAGCAAATGCTCTCTCTACGACGACAAAGTTACCGAAGTCATCTGTTTCTTTACGTGAGAAGTCTTCGATACTAATTGATGTGCCATAAGTTGTCGCACCAAGATCACTTAAGAACCCTAAGACAAGTTGACCAAGTTCTGCAGTTTCACCCGAGGCTGCTGTCACTGTAACCGTAACATTAGAACCTAAGTATGGTGGTAAGTCTAACCACTGAGCTTCATCTTTCTGTACTTGTTCCTCAAAGAAATACGTGAACCAGTCAACAATGTTTCTGTTGTCAGTCAGGGATATGTCTTGGTTGTAGACCTCTGTAGCACCATCAGCCACAGTTACATTAGCTGTAACACCCTTTAGACCAAATAAGGCGACAGAGGTGATGTTAGAACTAGGGTCACTTAAGACGTATTGGATACTGTTTAAGTTTGTTACAGGTTCACTAATCTTCTGGTCAAATGCTTTCCAACGATTGGTAGCACTAATCTCCAACCAGTTAGTGCCATCATCAGTCGTAGGATCATTACCTACGTTACCACCGACAAGGCTTTCATAGACCTTATGTGTCGTACCTATGACAATGACGTTATCACCATCATTATAGGTAGTACCAGAGGCCCATTCAGCGTAGTCATCTTCGGTAACATTAGAGCTAGTGAGAATACTGTTGGTAACTGTTACAGGTTTAATAATCTGCATCTATTAAGTCCTTGTAGCTGGAAGACCTTCAGTATCCCACTTGCGGTTAATATCGTAGTTCCGCTTGACATACTTAGAATTACTTGCTTGTAGTTGTCTGCTTTCAGACCGTAGACCTGCAACCTCTTCACGTAAGCTACGAACCTCTGCAACAAGCTCTGGGTTACGGAAGAGTTCAGCAGTTTGCTTAGTACTAAAGATACGTGATGGGCCTGTAGCTTCAAGTTCTGGGCCTCGTTCACCAACCATACGTAGACCACCACCAAAGTTACCACCCATAGCAAACTGTAAGGCTCTTGTGGCGTTATCCATATTAACACCCAAGTTACCTGCATTAGAGATAGCTTGTTGGATTTGTGCGCCTGTTTTACCTGATGTTTGAACACCTAAGTCTGCTGCAACTTGTAACAACTGTGCAGAACCACGAATGTCTACCTTCTGGAACTTAGCACCGTCACTACCACGAGTAGCAATACCAGATTGACCTAATTGATTTAGGATTTGTTGTCCTGCAGCATTAGCAGCTTGTACACCCGCTCCCGCACCAGTTCCTGCACCACCACTCTTTAGAGCAGCTTTAGCAGCAGCTTGAGCATCTAATGCAGCCAAAACAGCAGAGCTTAAGTCTTTTATAGCTTGGTCTACATCTTTAACAGAGGTATTGATACCGTATAGAGCATTAAGTTGCTCTTGTGCTTGTGCTAATTGTTCATCTAGCTTATCAATCTGACCCTGATAACGAGCTTGTGCAGCGTCTGCCTCATTCTGTATTTCTAGTAGAGTTTGTTCGTCAGTGCTTAACTGATGACCAGCTTTCTCTTCTAGCTCACGAATAAGATTTCTTTGGTCTGCAAAGTCTCTTTGGTAATCGACAAAGTTAGTGTATAGACCTTCTGATGGTTCAGCAATAGCTTGTAGAGCATCATCTAGTTTTTTCTGGTCAGAGATACGAGAAGCACCACGTAGGCTACGTAGGTAAGCTAGTCCTGCACCTCTAGTCATACCAGATGTACCAGAAGCACCCTCAAGGGAACTTAAGATACCACCACTAACACCTACAGCAGTTTGAGCAACCGCAAGACGACTTTGAATAGCATCCATAATCTCGTTGAAGGAGTTAGTGATAGCATTCTTACGTGCTTCTATAGACCGTTGTACCGTAGCAAAAGCAGAGTTTACAGCAGAGTAAGCATCCTCTAGTGCATACACTTGATCAAGCATACCACGGTTTAGCTCATGTGTAGCTGCACGTTCTCTTTCACGTTGACGGATCAACAGTTCAGTCTCATTACCAAGTAACTGTAGAACCCTTGTCTCTAGGTCATACCGTTGAGTAGCAGCAGCTAGAAGCTCATTCATAGTCTCAAAGTGACCTGACAAAGAAGCAAAGCTATCACCCATCTTAGTGATTTCTTCGTTAATCTTCTGTAGCTGTTCTTCTTCAGTTAGACCTTTTAGTGATAGCTTAAACTGATAGCTAAAGTCATCAAATGCATCTGCACCAATACCTAGAGTACCAGCAGCATCAACAATGCTCTGTTGCATATCACCGATAGCTTCTATCAATGGGTCAGCTAATTCTGCATCAGCAGCAGTGTAGGTAGTTTTCTTACTACCCTTCAGTAGACCAAACAAGCGACTACTTTGTGTAAGCTGGAAAGTCTCAATAGCTACATCAAAGCCCTCAACAGTAGCTCTTAGTCCACTGTCGAGTAGTTTAGTCTTCTTGGTCAACAGTCCGACGACTGCAGCAACTGCAGCAATAGCAGGTAGAGCAGCACCGATGGTAGCCATAGGGCCAGCGTTAAGAGCTGTAGCAGAGAGAGTGTTCATATAACCACCAAAACCGCCACCCATGAACCCTTGGACACCTGCCATGAAACCACTACCAAGGGCAGATGCACCACCAGCTAACATAGAGCCTATAGTACCTGAAGCAAAAGAGCCTGTTCCTGAAGCCATAGTTTGTGCGGCAGCAGAACTACCAAAACCTGCAGCCATGCCTGTAGCAATAGGGATAATGATACGTTGCTTAAGAGCCATAGCAGCCATATCTGCTAGTAGCCTGATGAACATATCCTTGATAGAACCTACGAAGTCTTTGAAGTCTTTTAGGCCACCCGCAAGGAAATCAGAGAAGGCATCTGCTACACCATCTACTGCACCAATAACTTGTCTATCTAGGGCATCAGCAAATTCAGTTGCAGTCATCATAGCCTTTTCGTAGGCTGTGCGGTTGTCTTTAACTGCTTTTGTTTGGCCTCTGGTTTTAGTAGTTAGTTTGTCATTAACTTTTAGCTGTTCTTCGTATGCGTTTATAAGATTGTCTATCTGAGTAATCTCAGCAGCCATTTGATCACGGTCTTGCTTACCTAACGCATCTGATAAGATAAGTCTATCACGCTTAATCTTAAGTAGTTCAATCTCACCAGCGATCTGACCATTTAAGCCCTGTTTAATAGCTTCGTTTTCGGCTGTAATTTGAGCTAATCTATCTTGTAGGCTTAGGTTAAAACCACTGATTGCACTCATTGCATCAGCAGCATCTTCTAACGCTGCAGTTAGTCTTTCAGCTTGAGTAGCACTGTCGTCTAAAGCATCTAAGTTTTCTAGGGCTTTAGCATTTAGTGCTGAAAGAACTAATAACCTGTCATTGTCAATCTGCTTCTGTCTTTCAGCGGCATCTTGCTCTTGTTTAATACGATCTGCGTTAGCTCTAGTAGCCGCAATCAGTGTAGCTCTTTGAACAGCTTGACGGTCTTGTTCTACTTTAGCTATCTCTTGTCGTTCTGCCTCATAGCGTTCCGCATTAGCCCTAGTGGCATTAGCTTGAGCATTAGCTTGTAGAGACTTTCTTGTTTCTTCTACTTCAGCTATTTCTGCACGTTCTTGAGCATAGCGTTCTGCATTAGCTCTAGTGGCATTGGCTAGAGTGTTTTTGATTAGAGTTGACCTCTTCTCTTCCTCTAGTTCTAATGCTTTTGAGGCAGCAGATTGCTCACTGGCTTGATTCTTAGTAAGTTGTAAAAGAACATTTTGAAGTGCTGTTATTTGCTCTAGGTTTTTGGTTTCTGCGCCCCTAGATTCGACATGTGCTTTTAAGAACTTATCAAGTTCTGCTGCCGCTGCTACTTGTTGATCAAAAGTTTCCGCACCTTGAATCTTATCTAGTAAGCGTAAGTATTGACCAGCATAGGATGAATTTTCCTCAAACGTACCTTCAGTTGCACCAAGAAACTCTTGAGCAGCTTCAATTTGATTCTTTGTAAGAACTTGAACCTCTTCAAGGATGGGTACTATCCCCAAAATCTCACCAGTTTTAATTGTGGATGTCTCAAAAACAACCCGACCTATACCACCAAGTTCAGATAGTTGCTTCTTTAGTGTGATACCCTGTATCAGTTGTAGGGTTTCTAAGATTGATTTGGCTTGACCAGATAGGTTTCCAAATTCATCTGATAGAGCTTTGGAATCTGCAATTCTCTCAGAAAGACTTCTGTATTCTTCTAGAGCATCAGTTAGGTTATCAAGCTGGTCTTCAAAACTTTCAACTTCTTCTTTTGCACCAAGGAAAGATGCAACTAAAGTACCCCCTACAGCAGAACCTAGCGCAATAACAGCACCAATAACAGCACCTTTAGGCCCAAAGATACTAGCAAACTGTGAACCTTGTTGTGAGAACGCAGTAAAGAAGTTAGTCCCAGACTGTAACTGAACAACAAAGTCTTGTAGTTGATAGCCACCTTGCTGCAGAACCATGTTAAAACGGTTTAAACTCTTACCGCCTGTGGCTGCAGTTCTACCAAACTTTTGCTCTACTTCTGCCGCCTTTGCTGCACGTTGCTGAAATATATTAAGCTCGTTGTTAATCTGTTGCATACCTTTGGCATAAGCTGCCTCAGATACACGACCACGAGTTAGTTCCCTATTAAGCTGTTTAACCTCAGATTCAAGGCGATTGATGGTGTTGATGTTATTAACAACAGAACCACCCATCTTATCAAGATCGGCAGTAGCTTGTTTGATGTTAGTTCTTACATCAATACCAATTTGCATAAGGTCAGCCATTCTCTTCGCCTATAGTTTTGATCCACAAGTTATCAAGGGACTTTATAGTTTCTATTTCCCACGGTGAAAGTGTGATACTCGTAAGGTCACACCAAGCCTTAATTATGTCGTAGGATATAGGATTTGGCCCTGACATTCCATACGTTCTACCTTCGTGTAGTTCTAGGAATGATGACCAGATATGTGCAGCAATGTCGGGGAAGAGTGCATCAGAGTTAAACTGTTCTACCTCGTCTAAACTCTTCCCCATTTGTTTTGCTGCTTGGGCTAGGTGGTCAGCTTCGGTTGACTTACCCTTAACTTTTCTACCCATCCTAAAAGAGTGTTCAGCAAACTCTTCTAGTTCAGCCCTTACTTGTCCAAAAAAGCCTGTGCATCACCTAAAGCAGCATCTACTTGTTCACGTACCCAAGGCAGTTGTTCAAATAGTTCACGCACTTTAGCTTCTTTGCATTCAGGCTGTTCACCACCTACTGTGATGTTCCAAGACTCTACACACTTAACCAAGAGGTCTAATGCTGATGCTTCAATCTCTTCTGCAGTAAGGTTTAGCTTACCACCAGTACGTTGAGCTTTCATCAATCGACGGTTCTGTTGTGCGTGAGAAATGGCCTTATATTTCTTTGAGTATGGGCCACAAATTGTAATTGTCATCTCTGAACCATCTTCGTTAGTTAGTAGTTCAGAGTTTACTGGGTTATACAAAGTAACGTCTGTGGTTTCTTTGGTAGTACCAATGTTCATCAAGTCCATAATCGGGTCTCCTTTTGATGATTCGGGTTTGTCGGGGTGGTTATTGAAGGGGGAACACCAGACCCGACACCGATGCTCCCCCGCCTCTAGCTAGAGGATTACGATGTACGTGTCAGTTTGATGTTTGTGTCTTCTGTTGCGTCATATAGACCAACGAAAGGCATTGTGATCAAGCGTGACTGTGGGTTCTGTACTGGAACAGATGCACCGTTGTACTTAACTCGTGGGAACAAGAATGTGTAGCTGTTAGCACCTGTAGGATCGTCCACAGATACTTCGATTGTGCTTTCAGTCTCGTTCAAGAATTTGTTGATCAATGTTGCGTCTTCATAGTAGACAGTCATTGTACCTTCAACAACCGCACGACCATACTCTAGTGACTGAGCAGCATCAGAACCAACAACGAATGTAGGTGCCAAAGAGTTCTGGATTGAGAAGTCAATAGATGTAACGATAGAAATAGATGATCCACCATCAGAAATAGTACCTGAGTAGCTATCGAATGGTTGGTTAGATGAAGCAGCAGTTGGTGTACCACCTGTAGAAGCTGTTGTTGCAGCTTGTGTCATGTCTTTACCGACCATATCAAAGGTTGTTGAAACCATTTGGTTAGGTGCGATGGAAACTGACATACCAGATACAGCCATACCAGTAAATGTACGGAACTGTGAGATGTCTTCAGCAGCGTCTTCGATTGTGAAGTACTTTGGTGTTGTACCAACTTTAACAACGTCTGTTGAGAAAGAGCTAAAGAAAGCACTTTCGATAAACTCGTCAAAGTCTGCCTTACGAAGGTCTACTTCTACTGAACCGCCAGCTTGTTTGTTACCATGACGGTCAACACGAGTCATACGGTCTGATTGAATTTCATTACCTTCAACACGATCTTTTGATAGGTCAATAGAGTGTGTATTGAATGGCAAGTAAGCGAATGTTGGTGAGGCTGGTGTTGTTCCAAATGCTGTCTCAGCAATGTAAGCGAGACTGGAACGGCTACCCTGTGCAAAAGCCATAGTTATTCTCCTTCAGAGATTTCTTGAATAGTTGTTGATTTAGCCTTTGGAGATTCTACCAAGTGTTCAGGCAGTCCTTTGGCGATTTTAGCAGGGATTTTATCTCCCTCTTTGTATGATTTACCTTGACAGGCAAAGTTTTGTTTTGCTGTATACATAAGCAATTCCTTTATTGGGCGAAGATATACCAACCGATATTCACTGTTGCGTA